TGGTAGGCGCGATTGGACTCGAACCATAATTTTGAGCCAGATGGATCAACGCCTTACAGGGCGGCGGGCAGGAAAATCACCCCTGTTTTCCCCTTGATTCCCCTGTTTTCACCCAAAAGAATCACCCGCGCATGGCCCCAATCATTCAGCAACTGGTGGAAGCGATCTACTCAGAGCCGAGGGCCGGCCGCCTCATGCCCGTACGCATCGAACTCGGGCCCGACCTGTTCCGCCAGTTCCAGCGAGACCACCGGGAGGCCATGGCTGCCATGCTGCCGGAGGCTGGCGACGTGTATCCAGGATCGCTGGCGGGCGTGCCGGTGGTGGAGATCGCCACGCCCGGGGCGGTACTGGTGCGGCTAGACGGCGGGCGGGTCGGTCTGACCCTGCCGGAATAATTTTTGGAATATTTTGTAGCCGCTTCGGTCGTCGTGACGCAAGACTCCGTTGTGCCCAATGTCGGGCTCAAGGAGATTCTGATGACGAAGAAAACGAAAGCGGAGCTGGCCCGCCACCAGCATGATGCGGTCTACACACAATGGGTCGGCCGCCCACTGGAGCACCGGCGCACCAGCGACACCGAGGCCTTTACCGATGACCTCTGGTCGCAGGGCATTCGCATGGGCAGCAGCCAAGAACTGCACCGCCAGATGGTGATGGACATCATCCGGGGCCATATGGCGCCCAGCTAGAAACATTGTTGTACCGCCGTTTGTGACCGGATATTGTCCGGTCGCAGATAAGCCTCAGCCCCGCACCGCCCCATGCAGCGCCATCAGCCGCTGCGCAATGCCTTCGGGGTCGATTCGCATGTTGCTCATCGTGGTGGTGCCTACGCAGACGTGCTCGTACCAAATGTGGAACCCCGACAGGTCCGGCATCTCGGCCTGGCTGCACTGCCGGATCGCGGCGCCGATGTTCGGGGCACCCCACTGGTCCAACTCTTCCCGCCCGTCGAGGACGATCACGCGATAGTTTCCGGGTTCAATCTTGCTGATGTGCAGGGTCAGGAGCATCTGAAGGCTGGTCTTCTTGAAGGGGTTCGGCTACCGCGTGGAAAGCGGTCCAGAACCAGAGATTAACCTTCCTCCGAGGGCTTCTGTTCAGTCGGTAGGTGATGCGCACCCGGCCATGGGGCGCAACCTCGATCACCGCCTGCATCTTCTCCGGCTGATCCGGCCCCGCTGGCGGTAGCTGGGCCATACCGCGACTGATGTCTTGGCCCAGGATCTTCACCAAGATCCCCTTGTCCACGCCAATCTCGATCATTTCAGCTTGCTCTCTGGAGGCAGCGACAGCATGGCGAGCCCAGACGATGGGCGCGGTGCCAGCCAGTGAACCCACAGCCCCTTGAGCCATGCCAGCGCGCAGACCACCGCCACCACGCCGACACCCCATTGGCCGCTGCGCCACACGGACCAGAACCAGAAAGGCTGGCTGACCAGGCCGACGATGCAAGCCCAGCGCTGGAAATGCACGGTGCGGCTCTGGGAGAGCCAGATGGCGGCAGGGCCAAGGATGGCGAGAGCGGTTTGGACGAGCTGATCGGACGGCATGGCGAGATTGTGCACCACTGGATAAAAGATCAGTTAATTATTTTTTGTATCTACACAAAAGCAGCTTGCCGAAATGTATTTTGTGGATACAATAAACCCATGTTCACAGTCATCGAAACCCCCACATTTCAGAAGCAAGTCGCTGACGTGTGGAACGAAGCGGACCGCCTGGAGTTCATCAGCTTCATCGCTGCCAACCCTGAAGCTGGCGACGTGATCCCTAGCGCAGACGGTGCCCGCAAGGTGCGCTGGACGGTGGCAGGCAAGGGCAAGCGCGGTGGCGCTCGCGTGGTGTACTTCAACGTCGCCGCCGAGGAAATCGTGCTGCTGGTGGCTGTGTACACGAAGGCCGAGAAGGCCAACATTCTTCCGAAGGAGATCAAACGATGATCAAAACCCTGAAAGACTTTCAGGGCCTGGACGCCGACAAGGTGGCCCGGGCCATCGAGGCAGACGCAGGCCAGGCCATCCCCGGCCTGCGCGAGTCCCTGGCCGAACTGAAGGCGGGCAAGGTGGGCGCCGTGCACACGCCCGAAGCCATCGCCGCGCGCGCCAAGGGTGGACGCCCGAAGGGCTCGGTGAAGGAGAACCCGAAGGTGGCAACGAACATCCGGTTCGACCCGGACGTGCTGGTGGCGCTGAAGGCCTCCGGTCCAGGCTGGCAGACGCGGCTCAACGAGTTGGCGCGGCGCCAGGCTGTCGCACCCCAGGCGGCCTATGTGTTCGACACCCGGGACACACAGAATCTCGCGCGCATCAAGAGCGTGAAGCCTGGCCATCCGCAGATGGTTCAGATGGTGCCCGATGACGACTTTGAGGCCGCGCCCATCACTGCGTTCGCCTTCATCGAGGTCGACCAGGGGAGCACCTGGTTCAAGGTGTTCGTGCCCGGCAATGAACTTCCGATGCAGATGCACCTGTCGGACGTCGCGGACGCCTATGAATCTTGCGCACAGCTCCGGACACGTCGTCAAGCGGCCGTGAAGGCCTGACGCTCTGGCCGCCCTACTTCGGCCACGCCGCCCGCAGCCCCAGCGGCGCCTTCGCGGGCGCTGGATCGACGGGCCGCGTGCAGATGGCCAGGGCTGCCACCAGTTGCACCTCGTAGCCCTCGCGGCGCTCGATCTCGGCCTGGGCCGCCTGGGTGAACTGATCCACCGTGGCGCCTGGCCGCAGGGCTTCGGTAGGCATCACCGGGCGCTCGGGTTCTTTCTCCTGGCATGCCACGGGCACAGCCATGTTCACGCGCTGGATCTCGACACGGGGCGCCGTCTCGCAACCGGCCAGCAAAACCAAAAGCCCAATGATCACGATTCGCATGGGGCATCCTCCAAGGGGTTGAGGGGCACGGTCTGTCCGCGCAGTGCGTGCGAGCAATCGTCCAGGTACTGAGCCTGACCGTCAGTGATCCATGTGTGGCACTGAAATCCGCCCTCTCGGCCGCCAGGCGGTGCGGTGGTCAGAACGCTTGGGCGCAGGGTGGGAGCGTCAATGCTTCCGTTCCACGTCCAGCAGCCAGTCCCCTCGCGCCGACCTTTGAGCATCACAGGCAACGTGAGCTGTCCGGTAGGTCCCGGAATATTCAACGTCAGGTGCGTAGCCTCCTCCACAGCACACGGTTCATATCCCTGGCCATAGCCCAATCGAACTGGCTTTGCAAGGTGGCTCATGGCTTCACCCTCCCCTTGAGCCAGTCATCCACCCGAGCCTGCGCGCTGGCACAGGCATCGCCCGGCACCAGGGCAGGCGCGGCCAGGATCAGGTCGGCCCGCTGGTTGTGCCCGTGTGCAGCACTTGCAGCGGCTGCACGGGCTGGCGCGGCATCGCGGGCCCGCTTGTCGGCCAGCTCGCGCAAGTCGTCCACGCTGTCGCTGCAGGCGCTGGCCGCCTGGCGGGCGCCGTCGCGCTGGCCCTCCACGGCGCGCAGGTCGGCCTGGGCTGTAGCGGTGTCGTCGCGCTGGCCCAGATAGGCCCAGCCCAGTGCGGCATTCGCAGCCACGCTGATGGCCAGGGCGATCAGGATCGGATTCATTTGGCACCTCCAGCCACAGAGTCGGCACAACGCGCGAGAGGCACGTTGCCCAGGCGGTTGTCGGTCCAGCCGACGATGAACATGGGCTTGTTCAAGCTCATGTAGTGCGCGCCCTGCTGGGCGTCGAACAGCTTCAGGGTGAGCTCACAGGCCTTGACCCGGCCGCGCTTACGTTCCAGCGCTTGATAGGCGGCCAGCGACTGCGCACCCACCTGCCCATCCACCGCCACCAAGGGGAAGTCGGCGCCGCCTCGGCTGAGGTGGTTCAGGCTCTGCTGAAACCAGCGCGCGGAGCGACCGGGCCCAGCATTCACCCCAGCGTCCACCAGTTTCTCGCCCACGGCCGGGGACATGGCGATCACGCGGTGGAAGTTGGGCCGCTCGATGTAGTCCCTGGCATAGATCTGCTGGGCGAATTCCTTGGGCAGTTCGCGCATGGGGCCGGTGTACCCTGCCTCGCGCGCTACCTGAACGGTCACGCCGTGGTTCGTCTCGCCGCCTGGGTCTGCAGGGTTGTTGCTGTAGCCACCCTCCACCGCCACCACCCCGGCCACGACGGCGAGCACGGCCGCCCCAATGCTGGGCCACACCTTACCGCGTCCTTGAACCGGGGCGTTCACTCTTCAGCTCCCAGTTCGCCCAGATCGGTGTCGCTGTCCAGCCCACGACGCAGGCGCACAACCCGCCACTTGTGCTCCTCGATCAGGCGCTTGTTTGCCTCTCGCTTGTAGTACCAAGTGACCACCAGGCCGCCCACAGCGACCAGCGCGCCCACGAGTCCAAGGAACTCATTGGAGGCCAGCCAGCCCCAGCCCGTCATCCCCGCACCGGCCAGAGTGACCTTATTGGCTGCACCGCCGACCTGTTCAATCGTTTCTGTTTTCATGCTGCCCTTTCTGGCAAAGAAAAACCCGCCGAGGCGGGTTGGTGGGGGGTGGACATTTGCCGAGATAACGCGGCCCATAAGCTGCACGGGTCGAAGCGCCAAGATTCGGGGATGCCGAGCATCGCGGCCACCGCCTCACTGCACACCCACCGGGCCTTGTCATGGCCCAGCACGCGGGCGACAAAGCCCGCCAGCCCCAGCAGGTCGTACTTCTGCCCTTGGTGCTGCAGCAGCCACGCCCATGCGTCATCTGTGCTGCCATCCACCGCCACCAGATCCCAGTGCTCCGGGTCCAGCTGCATGTGCTTCACGCGCACGCCGTCGTCCATGAAGGAGCTGCTGGCGCAGATCGTGAGGCCGCTGGGACTGGTGCCGAGCACCAACTCGCAATGGCTGTAGGCCCCGCGCAGCCACCAGGCGGTGAGTCGGTTGAATAGCCGCTTGCGGCCTTTGTAGAAAGCGACTTGCATCACTGCCCCCGGTAGCGTTCCACGTCCGTGATCGGAGCGGTCAGGATCTGCTCGGCCCGGCCCGCAGCCAGCAAGCCAGCCGCCTCCAGCGCCTGCACACCGGCCTGCAGGTCCGCGCGGGCCAGGTCGATGTGCTGGGCCGAATTGACCTTGTGCAGGTAGCGCCGCAGGCCTGCCGCTTGCACCGTGGCGCCGAGGCTCGCCAGATCGATGGCCACGGCCTCGGCATCGGTGAAGCGGTCTAGGAAAGCCAGGCGGGTGATGCGCAGGTCTGGCGCTGGTGCTGGCTCCTCCTGCTGCTCTGCCAGGCGCCACGCGCCGGGATAGAGCTGCTCTGCGGCCTCTTCGTCCGCAATGATGGTGCCAACCACAGCACCGTTTTCGAGAATTTCGATTCGCTGTGTCATGGTCAATCAAGCCTCGGGTTGGAACACGATGAATGCATAGCCGTCGCCACCAGGGCCGCTGTTGGTCCCGGCGTAGCCGCCGCCCCCGCCCGCGCCGCGCCCACCCTTGCCTGGGTTGGTGCCAGAGACAGAGCCAGCACCGCCAGCAAACAGGCCACCGGCAGGCGTGGTCTGGTTGCCCGCCACCCCAGCCAGGCCCGCAGTGTTCAGGCCCAGGAAACTGATGCCCAGCTCGAAAGACGGCAGAGCCAGGGGGGCGGTGTAGGTTGTTCCGTTGGAGCTGCCATCCGCTCCCACGCTACCGCCCGGCGTGCCGGTGGAGCGGCCGAGGCCTGTGCGGAACACGTCCACAGCAGCGCCACCAAAGGCCACTGCGCCTGCAGCAAGCTGCCCGGAGCGAAGGCCCGGCACCCAGTAATCCGCGCCCACGACAGTCGCGGTCGGGGCGGTCTGAACCAGGGGGAACGAAGCGCCTTTGATACCCGGCTCGCCAGGGTTGCACGTCATGATGGTGGTGCCGTTGAGCTTGACCAGCGTGGCGTTGCCCACAATGCCCGTACCTGGCACGGTCTGCCCAGCAGCGCCCGCGCCGATCACGAACTCGACCACATCGCCGACAGCGACATCGATGACCTTGACGCCCCAGGGCGCAGAGTTCGCACCGGTGGCGCCCTCCCCGCCGGTGGCGGTGAACCCACCCGAGCCGGTGCCGCCCATGGCTGCGATCTGCAGCTTGCCCTTGCGGGTGATGGTGATGGACTTGGACGCCAGGATGGGCAAAGCCCACCCGCCGAGCGCCCCCGAGGCGGCACCACTGGGGAATGCCTGGTTGAATGTGATCATGCGAAGGTGCTCCCGTCGTAGACAGCGTTAAACCGGCCACGGTTGGGCCAGGACATGGGGGCTTCGGGCGTCTCGCCAGACACCGTGTAGGCCCCCCAGTTGATGAAGCAGCTGCCGCCCGAGGCATTGCGCCCGCCCGTGGCGTCGTCTGCCGTCCAGCTCCCGCCCGCATAAGTGAGCGTGATTCCTGGGGTGGTAGCGATGTAGAACACGCCCGCCACGGCGTTGGTGTTGGCGCTGATGCGCGCCGACACCTGCCCCACGTTCAGCGCAGTCCAGTCTGCAGAAACGCCGGGCTGGCTGGTGGTGACATCCGCCAGGTTGTTGAGCAGCATCCAGAACCGGCCGTTGTGCTTGACGCAGGCGGGCTTGTTCAGGGGGCCCGTCATGCTGGGCCACAACCCCTTGAAGTTGGCGGCGGCAACGGCCTGGCTTGCGGCAGTGGACGCAGAGACCGCCGCAGCCACTGCAGCTTCGGTCGCATCGACCGTCTCAGAGGCATTGGCGAACACATTGGCGGCAAGTGGCGCCAGCTTGGGCTGCAGTTCGTTTTTTTCCCATGTGTTGAACGCCTCATACGCGGCGTCGAAGGTCTCTTCGGCGCTGGCCGAAGATGGCACGGTGGGGGCCGGTTCAATGGCCGGTGGCGGTGCAATGGGCATGGGTGCCTTTCTTCAATGAGTCAGGATGTGGGCAGGCCACGGATCTGAAAACTGATCGAGCTGATGGGCTTGGACTCGCGAGTCGTTGGCGCTTCTTCCAGCGTTCCGAACACAAGGCTCTGTTCAAAGCCTGGGGCCAGGGTTGGAGCAAAGGAGACGCCTTTGCCAAGCAGGTTGCGCAGCTGCACCAGGGCGTTGTCCTCGGAGCTGCCGTTCAGCTTGATCTGGCCGGCCATGTCGTAGGTGGTGCCGTAGATCAAGGTGGTGCTGCTTCCGTCTTTCTCCTCGGTGCGGTAGGTGTACGCCCTCGGCGTGCGTGTGAGGCCCGCAAGGACCCCACCCCAACTCATGCCAGGGATGAAGCGCAATCGACCCACATCAATCTGCGTGACGCGACGCATTTGGCTGCCGCTGCCCTTGATCTTGATGACCACCTTGGCGGCCGGGTAGATCGGCAAGCCGGTGATCAACTTGCGGTCGCGGTAGCGGCGCTGTCCATAGGCGTAGTCGTAGTAGCCCATGGCGGGCGCTTTTATGGTGCCGGTGAAAGTCTTTACCGGCGTTGGGGCGGCGTCGTTTGCATACACCTCCACGCTCCACTCCGCGCCTCGCAGACCATAGAGCGCCACCGCGTTGCAGTACCTCAGTTTGAGGTGGTACTCGATGTCGCCCGACGTGCTTTCCAGCGCGTGGCTTTCGTACACGAGCTTCCCGTCAGCACGCACCAGGGGCCCCAAGGGTGTCCAACGCTTTGTGGAGCGCATGTCTTTCCATGAGGTTGCGTCCTGCTCCGGCGGCAGAGTGTCCGCACCAGTGCGCGCCACGGCGCATTTGAAGACGCGGTGCAGGCTCGGGCGGATCACCTCGTCGCCTACGGCATGCGCCCCAACGGCCCAGACGGTTTCTCCGGCTGCGGGCTCCGCCACGCTGCCCGCAAGAAAGCTGGCATCAGTGAGCGTGATTCTGTCGATGTAGTACATAGGCCCTCACGCAGCCACCAATGGGGCGTCGGTGATGATCATTCCGTTACCGTTCTGCGTCACCCGAGTGAGCACCTGGGCCGTTTGCGTGCTGGCGTCGGCGGTGTCTTCATTGGCAACACGCAGTGCTCTCACCTCTTCGCGCAGCGCGCGAACTTCGGCGATCAGTTCGGCGTCTCCGGAGCTGGTTGCTCCGCCATTGGCCCAAGGGTTGAACGCCTTTGGCACGATGGCCTCGCCCTCATGGATCTGGGCCAGCATGTCGCGGGGCACGTAGTTGGTGCCGACGTCAAATTTCGGAATTGCAGTGGAAGCGTAGACACCCCCCAAAATGCCGCGCCGGTACAAATCAAGCTCGTTTTCGGTCAGGTAGTCCGAGCTACCGTCTGAGAACGTGCGCTTGCCCGTGGTTGGGTCAATCTTGGCCGGCGTGTTGTCTACGCTGCCATAGCCTGGTCCAAAGCTAGCGCCGCCGCTGACAACGCCGCCCACCTGCTGAGGCTTGAGCGTGCCGATTTCGCCCTTGTCAGGGAACATCAGCTTTTCGAGAGTCTTGATGGCCTCGGTGACGCTCAGGGTTGCCTCGTAGGTGCCGTTCGCGATCTCGATCTGCTCTTTCCAGTAGTCGAGCGTCTTGTCCAGCTGTTTGCTTTGAGACTCCAACTCCTTCACCGTGAGTTCGGCACTGGTGAGTTGCTTGCCGGTGAGGCCCTCCAACTCCGACAGCTTTCCGGCCAGCACCAGCGCGGCATAGTCGCGTTCTGCACTGTTGCCGAAACTGTTCTGGTCCAGGCCGCCGCGCGCTGCGCTGATGGCGTCTGCCAGCTGGGTTTCGTCGGGCAGGTAACCCGTTGTGCGGGCGGTGGCCAGCGCCTGGGTGATGAAGTCGTTGCCCTGCACGGCCAGCATGGCGCGGGTGGAGTCCACCTCGCCATACAGCTCCTGCACGTTGGACTTGAGCAGATCGAACAGGCCGCTCATGGTGCTGGCCACGTCCTGCGCCACATCGATCTGCGACTGCAGCGCCTCCTTCTCCTTGGCGATGGCCCGCTCCAGGCCGCGCAGAGCCTTGTCGCGGGCGTCGGCCTGCTCCTTGGCGATGCGGGCTGCTGCGTCGTCGGCGCTTTCGTTCAGCTGGGCGAAGGTGCCAGACAGGGCCAGCAGCGTGGCGGCGGTCTTGGAGGCGTCTTTGCCGATGCCGAGCACCTCGGCGTTCACATCAATCAGCCCAGCCAGACCCTTGTCGAATGCGACTGGGTCGAGGCCCTTGGCGGCCAGGTCGCTGACACCAGCCAGGAACCCGTTGAGCTTGCCAGCCAGGGCCGGGTCGGCGGGGCCGTCGCCCAGCAATGCCGGGTTGATGCCGGACACGATGCTGCGACCGGCGGCGTCGGCCAGCGTGAAGCCGTCCTTGCCTGCGCCTGCGACGGCATCGTTGATCTGCTGTGACAGAGACGCGCGCGCCTTGTCCTGCACCTCCACCTGCGCCAGGGTGTCTTCGACCAGGCGGCTGAACTCCTCGCGGTTCTTGGGCACGTCGATGCCCAGCGCTGCAAACTGCTTGTCCAACTGCTTTTGCAAGTTGGCGCGCTTTTGCTCATCGGTGTAGAAGTTGTCGTAGTAGGTGTTCAGGTTGGTTTGCAGCTTGTCAAACCCACCCGCAGCAGCGGCCAGGCCTGAAGCAGCGTCGAAACCCATCTGCGCCAGCTTGTCCAGGCCCATGGCCTCGAATGCGCTGGTGAGGTTCTGCACCCCCAGGATCTGGGCGTTGATGGACTCCAGCAGCGCGTTGGCAGCCTCTTCGCTCAGGGCTTCGGCATCCACTCCCTTGAGCATCTTCTGCACGGTCTGCGGGATGTCACCCACTGACTGCAGTGCCTGGATGGTGGACTGCTTCAGGTCGAGCGTGAAGTTCTCCAGCGCGGTCTTGAAGTCCGGGCTGTTGGTGCTGAACTTTTCGTACAGCGTGCCCGCGTAGTTGTCGCCCTTGCCGCTCTCGCCAAAGGTGATGCCATCGGACAAGATCCCGCCTGCAAAAACACCGCCCCGGCCCTTGCTGGAGGTCTCCAGGCCCGCAGAGAAGCCGGTGAGCGTGGCCTTGCTGCCCAACGCCTTCAGGAAGGCATTGATGCCGCTGGCCGTGCCCGAGACTGCATCGCGGATAGCCTGCTCGTTCTGCACCGGGTCGCCTTCCAGGCGATAGGCCTGGCCCGCGATCAGCGCGTTGCGCTGGCCGTTGGAGAAGTCGCGGTCGAACTGCTGGCCCTGGTAGGTGTAAGTCTGCCCCCGGCGCTGGTTGGTCACGGTGCCGTCGAACGACACGCCGAACTGACCGCCGGTGCGGGTTTCGCCCTTGGTGGCCTTCGCGATGGCCATCAGTGCGCCCACGCCCAAAGCAATAGGGCCCAACACGCCCATGATGGTGCCAAGCCCGCCGGCCGTTGCACCAGAGCCGATCAGGCCGGTGCCCAGCTGCAGGCCGCCCACGATGTTGCCGCTCATCAGCTGCCCGAGGCCTGTGGTCAGGCCCGCGCCGAAGTTGCCAGCAATCAGAGACGCGCCCGAGGCAAGGGTGCCCAAGCCACTAAGCGCAGAGCCGCCAGAAGCGGCCGCAGCAGCCCCGCCGACCACTGCGCTGGCGCCGCCGCCCAGCAACCCCAGCAGGTTCCCGACGATGTTCACCACGAACGGCTGCGCAAACGCCTTGTACAGCTGATCGGCGACGGTGGTCTTGAACGTGGTGGCCAGGCTCTTCGTGAAGCTCTTCCAACCGTTTTTGCCGTTGTTCAGCATGTCGGCGAAGCCCTGGCGGAAGATGTCGTCGTACTTACCGACGGAGGTCTTCCACTCGTCCAGGAACGCCTTGTTGGCCGCGTTCGCCTTCGCGATGGCTGCGCCAGCTTCGAGCTGGGCGATGCGCGCGGCGCGCTCAGGGGTGTCCCCTTCCAAGGACTTCACCTCGGCGATCTTCTTTTCCAGGTCGAGCTGGATGCGCAGCTGCTCAAGCGCGGTGTTACGCGCCTGCTCAGACTGCCCCATCAAGCCGAGCTCTGCCTGCAACAGCTTGTTGCTGTCCTCGATGCCCTTCACGTACTCGTTCACGAGCTGGGCGGAACGGTTGGCGCCCTGCTCGGTGTGCAGCTTGCGCAGCGCGGCAGCTTCGTCCAGGTAGGCCTGGGCCAGCTTTCCAGAAGCGTCAACACCACTCGCCCACAGCGCCAGGGCTTCAAGGCGGCGAGCCTTGTCCTCCACCTGCAGCTGGTTGTGCTCGCGCAGGGCGTCACCGGTCAGGCCGATGGCCTTGCCTTCAAGTTGCGCTAGGCGCACCTGTTCCTGCGCCGCTCCAGCGGCTGCCAATTGCTTCGAGATGCGGTCGGCCAGTGCGTCGCTGTACTTCTGCTCCGCGAGCGTGGCGTCCGCGCGCAGCTTCGCCACCGTCTGGTAGTAGTCGCGCTCGGCGTCCTGCATCTGGCCCGTTATGCGGGCGATCTCTGCCTGAGAGTTCTTCTTCTTGGTGGCTTCGGCGAGTTCAGCGGTGAAGTTCGCCTTGCGCTCCGCCCAGACTTCCTCTTCCTTGGCCAGCGATTCCTCGACCGCATCCAGCTCGGACTTCGTGCCAAGCTTGGTGAGCAGCCCCAGCGTGTCGTAGAACGCCTTGCGGTTGTCCAGGATGGCTTTGTCGTTGTTCTTGTAGGCCTGCAGGCGGGCGGCCAGGGCGTCGTTCAGAGCAGCGTTCAGGGTCGCCGCATCCTCGGGCGCAACCACGCTGGGTTTTTCTGGCGCTTCTGGAGGCTTGGGCGGATCAACCAGTCCTTTGATCGCATCGGTTGCTTGAAGCGCCTTCTTCTGGACGGCTTCTAACTGAGCGCGCAACGATGCGACACGACGATTGTTGGCGTCATTTTCTGGGTCGCGCTCTTGAACGAGCAGCGGGCCCTGCATGAGGCGCGAGAGGCGTGTCATCTCCGCCCGATAGTCCTTGGCGGCAGAAAGCTCCTTGCCAAGCTTGTCTGTCCCGAACGCGATGCTGCCGAATTCAGCGATTGCCCGATACACCCCGAGCAGCAAGCCGCCCTCTTTGGCGCCCTTGTTCATCGCTTCGGCGATCTGGTTCAGTCCAGGCAGCATCCCCGAAACCATGGCGCGGCCTGCATCAGCCGAACGAGTCTTCAGCTCGAACAGTTGCTTGTTGAATTTTTCAGCCTCAGCCGTTTGCTCGGAAGTGACCTTGCCGACCAGCTGAGTTTGTTCAGCCAGGTCAGCGAGGAACGGCGCCATCTCGCGGATGCTCTTGCTGAAGAACCCCTGCACGAGACGCGCCTTGTTGCCATCGTCGGCGTATTCCGAGAGGGCCACCGCCACGCGTCGCAACGCCTCTGCGGGATCGAGCTTGCGGAGCTCTTCAGCTTCCAGCCCGATAGCCTTCAAGGCCAGCGCTTGGTCGCTTCCTGGCTTCGCCTTGTTCAGGACCTCATTCAGCTTGACCATGCTGGTCGTCACCACGTCCAGAGTGGTGCCGGTACGCATGGCCACGTTCTCCAGGGCGCTGATGTTTTCGATGGACGCACCGGTGGCGTCCTTCACATCGTTCAGCGCGTCAAGCGCGTCCGTCATCTGGCGGACATAGGCGACCCCAGCTGCAAACGTGAAGCTCCCGACGAGAGCCACCATCTGGGCGCGCAGGAACCCGGCGGCAGTGCCGAGCGTGCCCATGCTCTTTTCCATGCCCTGATTGGCCTTGGCCGCGCCTTCCGCCTTGGTCTTGGCTGCGTCCAATTGGTCAAGGTAGGGCTTCAGGACGTTCATGTCCGCGCCACGCAGGCGCGCAATGCTCTCCTGGTACTGACGCGTCGCAGTGCCACCGGCTTCCAGGGCTGCAATCTGTCGCTGCAGGCTGGAGACCATGCCCTTGGTGGTGGAGTCGATGCGGCGGCCAGCTTCATCGCTGCCAGCGCCAAAGCGCTTGAAGCCCCTTTCGCCTTGCTCGCCCACTTGGTCAACAGCCTGGCCCAAGGTGGCGAGCGAACGCTTCGCGCGCGAGACACCTGTCTCCACGCCATCAGCGTTCGCTACCAGCTTGATCTCGTCTTTCAGATCGGCCATTCGTTCACCCAAATGCAAAGGGCCCGCCAATGGCGAGCCCTGAAATGAAAAAACCGCCCGAAGGCGGTTGCGAATACTGGTGGCTGGTTGCTTTATTTGCTCTTTACTGCAAACGAGTCAACCACAGAGCAGATGAAAACCTTTTTCCCGGCGCACTTGTCGTACTCGACCGGCAGCCATGAGCGAAGAGGCTCAGCATACAAACGACCATCTAGAAAAACCCATCCGGTCGCCGAAGGAACGTAAGTCAACTCAATCTTTGTTGAGCTAACAATTGTGGTGTCAGCCCGTCCGGCGTCCTCCTGAGACGCGAACGCATCCGACATCCCTCCGACAATGCTTGCTTTCACAACGGCCTGGATCGGATTCAGCATAGAGTCCGTCTTTTTGACATCCCAAGTCGTTGTTTCATCCAGCCTGTATGTGGCTTTACGGTATTTCCCTGGAGGAAGTTCTTTAATTTCCGAAACTGCCTGTTGCATATCAGCAGCTGCTCGCTTTGCATTGCCAGCAAACTGGACAGGCGTCTGGGCGCTGGCGCACAAAGACACACAAAGTATCGCTACAACAATCGGAATACGCATGTCCCCTCCAAATTTTGAAAGGGCCATGTTAACGCTAGCGCCACCGCAGAGAATCCTTCATTTCGCTGGCTTCGGAGCGTGCTTTCGCATCGTCTCGATAGCCGCTATTTCCATCACCTGCAACTCGGCGACCAGCTCATCCCACTCCTCGGGCTGCAAGCCCATACGATCAATCAGCGGATAGATGGCCTCCCAACGCAGGCCGGTGGGCACACCGCCCATAGCCCCATACATCCAGCGGGTGCCCACCCGCCTGAATGCATCCATGGCGCGTTCGTTGTCCGGCCACACCTCCAGCGTCTCGCTCTCGTAGTCCTCCAGCTCCCAGCCTTCGGAATGAGCCTCCGCCTCGGTGTAGGCCGGAACGTAGAACGCGTGGGCTATGGCTTCGAGTTTCCCACCCGGCCGTGGAACACCGCCAGGTTGAATGCGTTGATCGCAGCCTCCAGGGATCCGGCGAACTCGTTCTCCAGCGCTTCGAGATTGGCCGCAGTGAACTCGTCTTCCAGATCCCAGCCGATAGCGAACTTCAGCACCAGCGACGCGTCGGTCTTCAAAGCGTCGTTGACCGCGCTGGTCAGGGTGTTTTCATCGAAGGTGCGTAGCACCACTTCGCGCAGCGCGTTGGCGTCCTTCGGGGTCTCAGCGGCTGGCGCCTTGGCCTTCGCCTTGCCCTTGGTGGCCTTCTCGTCGGTGGTCGGTTTTTCCTGCGACTTGGCTTCGGCGGCCACCTTTTCATTCAGCGTCGCCTCGATGGCCTCACGCTGCCGGGCGTCCTTGATCCCCGCCCACTCGGTCTTCTTGAGCGCCTTGCAGCGCAGCGTCAGGCGCGCGGGGGTGCCGTCCAGCTTCTGGATATCGACCGGCATATCGAACTCGGGAGCCTGGCTGCCCAGACGCTTGAGCACGAATACGGGAACGGGGTCTTTCTTGGCTTCGGTCATGTCTTTCTTTCGCAGAGTGAAAAGCCCGTGCGCACCCATGCCTTCCTCTGCGAAAGGAAGAACATGGATGCGTCGGTGCAGGTTGCGGGCCTACGGCCCGGGAATCACGATGGGTAGCGGGTGCTCACGTTCTGGGCGTTGAACGTGCCCTTCACCACCACCGCCTGGCCCTCGGTCAGGGTTTCTTCTTCGTTGAAGCTGACCTTTGCGGGGATCAACGAGATAGCGCCGGACTTCGCGCGGCGGCGCACCACCGTGAAGGCATCGGTTTCCGAGAGCATCTTCAGCGCTTCGTAGGCTGGCGTGCCGATCATGTCGGCGTCCATTTCGAAGGTGCGCTGCACGGCGGTGAAGCCGTCGTTCAGCACAATTTCCACGTCGCTTTCGATGAACTTCACGGTCACGGTCTTGGCTTCGCCACCGCTGGAGTTGTGGTTCAGGGTCTTGTCCAGGTCAACCCAGGTCGAGACCTTCTGCACCGTGCCCGCGCCGCCACCAGGGGTGTAGAACTCGGTATTGGTGGTGTTGGCGCGCTCCAAGATGAACGTGTCCGTGGTGACGCCCTTGATGCGAAACGCGCGAGCGTTCAGCCGGCCCCAGGACGAGAACATCACGACGATGTCGTTGTTGCTGTAGCCGTGGGCGGTGGAAGAGACGACAGCCTCGGCCGCGTTGGTGACCGCAGTCACCGTCTTGGCGTTAGCGAGCAGAGTGGCGACCGAGTGAATGGTGCCGGTAGGGGTGCGTGACATGATGGCCTTTCGCAATGAAAAAAGCCCCTTCCGGGGCCGATTTCTGCGAGGCGTCATGGCTGCGAGTCCCTGGTGGGAGTGGCAAGCCTGCGAGGCAGGGTTGAGGAAACTGGTGTTACTTCTGGGTTTGCTGTTCCAACCAGCGCTCCCAGGCGCCGATGCAGCCTTTGATCAGGCGGATCAGCGTTTGGTGAAGTTCTTTGGTTGCTGGGTGCATGTCATCCTCTCAGCGGGGCGCCCAGATCATGAAGTCCTGGCGCGCTCCGTATCGTTTGGTGTCTGACTCGTAGTCCGAGACCCGGCCGCCCATCGGCTCGGTCTGCAAGCCCGGCGCATCGATCAGCGCCTTCTCCGCCAGCTTGGCCAGCGCTGTGACATCGACCCGGCGAGCCCCCCAGGTTGCAATCTGGATCCGGCAGCCCTCGTGGTCAGGTAGCGTCCCTTCCTGGAACACCAGCCCGGCCCCGCCCACCTGCTGGTAGACGATGTACGGCAACACGGGGTTGTCGGGAGCCACATCCGGATAGACGCGGCCACTGACCAGCGGCGACAGCGCGGCGGCAATCAGGGTATCGATGCTCATCTCTGCAGCTCCTCCTCGACAGCCGACCGCATCACCTCTCGCACGGCGCTGAGCGCGCGCGGGTGGGCCGCGTCGTAGCCCGGCCGCAGGAAAGGCTTTGCCGCCATCTTGCTGGTCCCGTACTCCAGAAACTTGCCGTAGAAGGCGTGCGACTTGTTCCAGCTCACGCGGTAGGTGGCCTGGCTGTCGTTGCTCTCGTCTTCCACGAACGCCTGATAGATCGCGCGCCGGAGCGTTCCGGGCGTGTAGACCTTCTTGCCGCTCTTGTGCGGCTGCGCACTCATGGGCGCCCGGGCCTTGAGCTCATCGTGGTACACCTGCGCACCGGCCTGGGCCGCCTTGCGGGTGTTCTTCTTGGCTGCCGCCGTGAGCCGATCCAGCCGCGCATTGATGCCAGACAGATCGAAGCTCGCGCCGATCACTTCGCGCCCCCGCATACGAGGTCCACAAACTCGCGCCTAGCGTGGTCAGGCAGCACGGCGCCGATCTCGTACACCGTGGCGCCGTGAACCACCCGCATGCCTGCCTCGATGTCGGTGCGCCAGCGGATGCGGATGGAGGTTTTCACCACCGCCGCCTGAGCATCTGCGCGGATGGCGCCCAACCCTGTCGGGTTGCGGATGTCAGCCCAGACGGTGGCCATGGGCGTCCACACCTCCAGCGGCTGGCCGCCCGCGTCCTGGTCTGTGGTCTGGCGCTCGATGGTGATGCGGTTTCGCAGATCTCCGGCGCGCATGTCACACCCCCATTCCGACCCGGTACGGCTGCAGGAGCCGCTGCGAGTTCACGGGCAGCGCGGCTACTGATACACCCACGGCAGCCTCTTCCCGGTTGTGGAACAGATGCCCAACCAGCAGCAGGATCGCGGCTTTCACCGCAGCGTTGATCACCATCGGCTCAGCAGGTGGTGCTTCAGCGGCTGCGTCCATGGCAGCCTGATTGGTGTACACGTTCCGGTTCAGGAACTCGACTGCAGAGGCCTCGGCCGCATCGATGTACAGCTGGATGAGGGCGTCCTCTGCCGAATCGTCCACCCGGAGGTGCAGCTTCGCCGTTGGTACGTCCACCAGCGACATCAGGCTGCTCCGTCCAGCAGGGCGGCCAGTTCCGCCTTCTTCGCGCCATCGGGCGCGGTGATGCCCTTGGCTTCGAGCGCGGCCTTCAGCTCGGGCACGTTCAGGCCGGCCGATGGCTTGGCAACAGGCTCGGCCTCGGCGGGCTGCAGGTCGCGCGCCTTGAACTGGCCGCGCACCGCGCAGCCGACATCATCGACCAGGTGCTTTGCCATGTCCTCGCCGACGCGCATCTGGTCGCCAGCACCGAACGCGCCGATGGCGGAATTCGAGCCGAAGGTGGTGAAAGTGATCCATTCCATGATGGGCTCCAGGAGTTGAGGGGAAGGAGCGGGCCGGAGCGCGAAGCCCCGGCCCAGACTCATCAGGACGCGGGAGGCGTCAGATCACCACCGCGCGCGGCGGCCGGGATCTCGGTGGCCAGCGCCAGGCGGCGCTCAGCGCGAACCGTGATCAGGTTCTTGGTGAAGTTGTCGCTGTCAGACTCGGACAGTTCCACCACCACGCCCTCGCGGTTGTAGAGGGTGTAGGCCTGGGCGAAGTTGGCGATCAGGAAGGTGTCGGCTGCGATGCCCACCGACTGGATCACCGGAACCCCGAACAGGCGGGTGACGCCGTTGGCATCGACCGACACGCGGACCGTGTTGCTGGGCGTCGTGAACAGCTCGATCTCGATCTGTGCCCAGTCAGCAGGACTCAGCAGGATTGCGTCGGCAGGATAGCCAGCGGTCCACAGGTCGGCCAGGATCTTGCGGATCAGGACCAGCTTGGGGAGCGTGGAGCCCAGGGCGCCGGAGAGGTAGCCGTGCAACGTGTAGTTGCCCGTCTTCATCATGCCGGACAGCAGAGCACCAGTGCCCAGGCCGCTCACCAGTTGCGTTTCCACCTTGCGGTTCACGCCGTAGGTCATGCGGTTGTTCACGTAGGCGGCCAGGGCGGCATTGTCGGCGGCCAGCTGCTTGGAGATCTTGATCCAATGGGCCACGGTGGACACCGGCTGATTCACCAGCGTGTAGGTGATCGCCGATTCCGGCTTGGCCACCCCTTCAGCAGTTTCCGCCGCGTTGTTCGTGAAGGTGTCTTCGCGGGTGAACTCGATGGCATTGCTGGAGGTGGGCACCGAGCGCAGCAGGCTTTCGATGGTCAGCGTTTGCTGGGCACCGGGCACGATGCCCTGGCGGCGGTCGGGAGCCACGGTCACGTCACTGCCGGTCAGCGTGTTCTTGACCTCGATGCGCGCCTTCTGCGTCTGGCCAGCGTTGAACGCCTCGAAGGCGGCAGACTTGACCACCTGAGCGCCCCAGCTGGTGTCCTCGGGCTGATCCTTGCCGGGCGCAGAGCCCTTCTGTTCGAGCTGGGTCAGGCGCTCGGCCAGGGTGCGCTGCTCAACGCCGATGTTTTCCAGAGCGGTCTTGGTATCGGTAGCCACCTTGCCGAGCGTCTTCATCTCGCCGTCGGCCTTCTCGGACATGGCGGTCAGTTTGTTCTCCACGGCGTCCAGAGCCTTCATGATGGATGTGCCATCCAGCTCGCCGAGCATTGCAAAGCCGGTGAGGCCCAGTGCCATGTGCGGATTGCTTGCGACGAGGGCGGGGATGTCCACGCCGGCCGCCTGGGCGCCCAGTGCGACGAAGGCAACAGCCAGAAGAGCCATTGCGCGGAAGGAGAAAAGAGACTTTTTCATATGCGTCTTTCTGAAATGAAAAAACCGCCTCTCGGGCGGTCATTGGTTGCGGGTTGGGGTGAGTGGCTATGCGGCCAAACGCTGGAGTCGCTCCAGGATCAGGCGCTCGGTCTTGGCTTCCGCGTCGTCGGGGACATCCCGTCCCGAGAAGATCGCCTTGGCCCGGGAGACGGTTGCCATCGCCTCCCACTTGCCCAGCCCCGCATCCCGCAGCAGCCGTTCAATGTCTCGTTCCGTCTTGCACTCGGGCAGTAGCGCCTCGAAGTCCAGAGACTTCACGCTGGCGGTGTCGATGCGGGCCATGCCATCGGCAGGGAACACCACAGGGGACACCTCCACCAGGCGGGACCACTTGCGGATGGTCCGGCCCGTCTTCGTTTCGTCGTAGTCGCCACGCTTGAGCATGCCGCCGATGCTCAGGCCGTCCAGCGTGCCGTGCTTCATGGCCGCGTGCACGTCGTCGGCCAGGGCGAGGCCCTTGGTCAGTTCGCCTTCTACGAACAGGCCCTTCTCGTCCTCGCGCGCCACAGTCCATTTCCCAATGGGCATGTCCCACTTGTGGTTCCAGAACATCTTTGGTTGCGCCTGGCTCAGCGTTTCGAGGAAGGCACCGCGCAAGATGGTGTCACCAGCGGCGTCCACGCCATTGAAGACAGAGGCATAGCCGGTGAACTTGCCGGTTTCCCCGTCCATCTTCAGGGACACGTCACTGAGCGATAGGGTTTTCCGAATCAGCATTGCTGGTTCCTTTCGTTGGCACCTTGCCCAGCTTGTCGATGGGCAGCAGGTTGGTTTGCACCGTGATCACATCGCCACCATCGATGGGCGGTTCGTTCTCAAGCTGGCGCATCTCATTTCGAGTGGCTAGGCCGTTCTGCACCTTCTTCGCGGCGATCTCGGTGCGGTCCTTGGCGTTGCCGCGCAGCAGTGCGTCGAGACTGAACTCGGCCGTCATGGTGGCCCGCTGGCGAGGGGTCATCACGCGCTTGCGCACGGCTTGCTCGATGCCTACCAGGATCGGGCGCAGGCTGAACTTGTGCCAGCCGTCCACGATCTGCTCGATGCCGGTGCCCCAGGCCGTCACGTTGGAGTGGTAGACCAGCACCGGGGGCACATCCAGCCAGCGGCAGAACTGCTCTACGCCGAACTGGCGTGTCTCCAGGAGCTGCTGATCCTCGGGACTGAGGCCCAGCTGCTGATACTTCATGTTCGCTTCAAGCACCGCCAGCCGTGAGGTGCTGCCCGTGGCCAGCTCGCCATAGTTGGCGCGCAGGGATTCGCGCTGGCCTGGCTTCAAGGTGGCATCGATCATCAGCACGCCGGTCGGCTTCCCACCGTTTCCGAACACCTTGGACGCCGACTGCTGGGCCTTTGCCTGCTCGTCGGTCGTGCCGCGCATGAACTCTAGCTTCGCCAGACCCACCGTGCCATTGCCGAGGTTCTTCAGGTGCAGCACGTTCTCGTCGGAGAGAAACGCAATGTCCCCGTTGATGTAGTACCGGTAAACCATGCTGCCGTCGTCCAGCACCACAGGGATCACCTGGTCGGCGGGCATGGGCCAGAGTGCGACAGCCTCTCCATCTGGCGCACGTTCCACGCGGGCATAGGCATTGCCGCGCAGGTCGTAGTTCATCATCATCGCGCGCCAGAACTCGAAGGGCGTCATGCGCGAATTGGGGCTGTCATGCAGCAGCGTGTAGAGCCGCGAGGTGCGCGCCAACACCTTCTGGCCGTTGCGCTGCTCGTAGACAAAAAACGGGAGGCTGGCGACTGTGGTCGCCCGGCGGTCGATGGCAGCCCAGACGGTATCCATCTGAAGCGCGCCCTCGGCGCCGATGTTGCGCAGTCCGTCATTGAGCGCTGTAGTCGGTGCGGCGTACTGGTCGCCCTTGCTTTCGCCAAGGGCCCCGCCCCAGCCGAACCAGCGCCCGACAGTGTGAAGGAGTGTGGCCATTAGGCAATCAATGGGTTTGCGAGGATGTCGTCCAGGTTGAGTCCGACGCCTTCAGGGTTGAGGGATAGCAGGGTGATGGCGTTGTATGTGGCCATCAGCGGGTCGATCTTTCCGGTGCCCGATGCCTGCTTTGTCACGATCACCGCGTTCTTGCTGGCCTCCACGCGGGCGTTACCAACGCACCAGGCCATCAGGGGCTGAGCCCCATGCACCAACACGCCCTCGGCGAGCTTTCGCTCCCCGGTCTTGATGGCGCTGTGCAGCTTGTAGCCCTGGGGCACGCCCACGATCTTTTCGCGCGGGACCTCTTCCTTTGCAAGGGCATCGAGCACACCGCCCAGGCCCAGCGGGTCACAGCCCACCTGGTCCAGAAGGCCAGAGTCTTCGCACCGCTTCACCAGCTTCGCGAGCTGCGCCGTGTCCTCGCCCACGTTCTTCACCAGCACCAGGTGCCCCTGCTTGGAAAAGTCCAGTAGGCGGGGGGCGATCTCCTTGCGGCGCTCCAGCACAGAGGGGTGCGCCCATGCCCGGGTCCAAAGCAGCCAGCGCTGCACCGTCGCCCAATGCGCAGGCACAAGCTCATTCGTCTCAGGGTCCGTGTACTCCAGCACGAACACCTCTTCTTGCTCACGCCTGCGGCCCAGCACCGCCAAGCCCAGCAGGTCGTCCAGGCCGCCGCCGTCGATACCAACGTCGATCACTTCGCACTCGTCCAGCAGGTTCTGCAGGGTCAGGCCTGGGCGTGTGCCCTGTGTCTCCCAGAAGTCCGCCCCCGCCCAACGGTCGTTGTGCAGGTTCATGCCGATCTCGACGTTCAGGTGCTTCGCGAGAAATTCCTTGAACTGCTGCTCGCCCAGCGCCTGCGCCTGGCTGTGCAGCTGGGTGATGCGCTCGATATCGACCGACGTGCCCCAGTTCGGGTTGGTCACATAGGCGTTGTTCAGGTCCCGGTGGGCCTTGGCCGCCAGCATGGCCTGCGGGAACTCGTAGATCAGCGGGAGGAACTTCCGGTCTTCGATCTCTCCGTCCCGCACCTTGCGGGCGTAGTCCAGCTTGTCCTTGAACACACCGGCCGGTGGCTGCTCGCTCTGCGTCGTGGCGTAGATCACAAACCCCTCGGGGCGCGACGCCAAGCCGCCCGTGGCCTCCAGCAGCATGTTGGAGGCCTTGGCCTTCTTACCGAACTCGTGGAGCTCATCCACGAAAACGAAGCTGGCCTTTTTGCCCGACACCGTGTCGCTGTCTGCCGCCACCACCTTCAGCGTGGCCTGGTTCTCGCGATGGGTGATCAGCCGCTGGTACTCCTGCACCTTCAGCAGGGCCTGCAGCTCCTCGTCCGCGTTGATCATGTCGCGGATCGGCTTGAAACTGTTCTCGGCGATCTCCTTGGTCGGGCTGAGGATCAGCAGCTCGGCCGAGGGGCGCCAGTTCAGGATCAGCGCGGTCAGCATCACGCCTGCCGCAATGCTCGACTTGCCGTTCTTCTTGCTGACCATGAGGAAGAACTCATTGATCAGCTGCCGCCCTGTCTCCGGGTGCCGCGCGCCGAAGATCGCCCGGACCCAATGCTCAAGCCAGGGCAGGCAGATCTCGCCCATCGTCGGCTGGCCGTCAACGTCCACCATCACAAGGTGGCTGAAAACATCCCAAGCCTCGTCGGCCATGTCGGGGAACAAGGGCGCAAAGGGGATCAGCGGCTCACGCTCAACGATGCGGCGCTCCCAGTCCTTGCAGGCCGTGCTCCATTCCATGTTCAGACCCTCTTACCTCCCGCTGCCGCGAGCTGCGGCCCTGGTGGACCCTTGCGTGTTGCGAACCGGCCAGACCCTGCAGCCTTGGCTTTCTCTTCGGCCTCGGCCTTCTTGGTGCTCTCCCCCTTCTTGGGGTGGCAATACGGGGCCGCCAGGGATGCGGCTTGCATGCGTCGGCCCTTGTCCTCGTCCTCGTCTCGCATGACCTTCAACAGGAACTCCAACGGAGTCATCTTGCTCAGGTCTTCGGGCGGATCGGGCTCCTTCGGCGGTTCCTTGCCGAACGGCCAGTTCTCGGGCGCCGCGTCCGTCTTGAATCCGGCGGCATCCACCACCGGTTTTGCCGCTGGTGCGTCCTGCGGCTTGGCTTTGGGCTTGCGCCCTGCACCAGGTCGTGAACCACCTCGGGGCATTTTTGATTCCTTTGATTCTTTGATTTCCCCCGCTCAGGGAATCAAACAAGGGGTTTTTGGCGCGCGTGGGAAACGGCGGGGTTTCCTGACTTCGCGGCCTCCAGACTTTTCACCCGCCCCACCCCTTTGCCCGTTTCCCTGCCTCTCGGGCCGTCTTCTTCGTATGGCATCCGTCCGGCCCTTTGCACAAGGTCTGCAGGTTGGAAAGTGCTGTCGGGTGGCCTCCCTGCTCCAGCGGCTTGATGTGATCCACCTCGTTGTCGGCTGATACACGTCCGCAGCCCTGGCAGGTGTATGCATCCCGGACTAACACCTGGTTGCGGATGCGGGCCCAGACGTTCCCCCTCACGCGCTCCGATGCTCCGGCCTTGGAGGTCAAAGTCCGGACGGGAGCGACGGCCAGGGGGGCGAGTCGGGGCTTGATAGTCTTCAGGCGGGGCGGCGTCTTCATTCTCGAAACCGCTCATCCAGCATTCGAGGGATGATCGCCTCGCCCATGTGCACACAGGCGAGCATTTCCTTTGGCACCAAGCTGCCGGCGGCGAACCGCACAGGCCGGCGGCAATACTCGCAGGCGCTCAGCCCCACCTTGTACCCAGCGCCGCAGCCCGGACAGGTGTCGGAGTCTTCGCAGGCGGTGATGATGTGAGTGGGCTTGGCGTCGCTGATGCGCTGGTAGGAGACGGTTTCCATGTTCAGGCCTTCAGCAGCGCAATCAGATCAGGAGCGGCGGAGATCACGCGCAGCGTTCCGGGAGCTATCGAATCGCCGAACAGCTGCTGGAACGTCGCAGCGAAGCCGCCTTCGTATCCACGCGCAACGATCATCTTGCGGCCCTTGTCGTCCTTCCATTCCTCCATGCCGTTCCACTTGGAAACGCAGGTGAAGCGGATGCCCTTCACTTCAAAGGACTCGACGCGGGTGTATTCCAGTTCCATGCTGCATCCATGTGATGTGCTGCCATCGGACTACAGGGCTTAGCCTGGCCCTGCTGGCAGCTGCCTACGCTTCCCAGCACCGAGCTTTCGGAGGGATCCCCCCCACCACTTCCCCCTGGTGGGCCAGCGCTGGTTGCCGGGCTTCGGGGTCGGATTCACTTGCGCGAGGCGCGGCGTCCTCGCTTCAGGCCCCACACGGTGCGACTGCGATCCCTGCGCAATGCTGGGCGCACATGGCTGAGCGTCTTGCCGATAGGGCGCCATTCGCCATCACTCCAGACGCTGATCTCGACCCCTTTCGGGATCATCACGCCCTGGACTCCAACGGGCTTGGTGTTGAAAGTGCTCATGTAGGCGGACCTGAAGTAGCCTCAATTACTGGCCGAGGATCGCAAGTCCAGGCCCCAACATCAGCAACGAGCGACACCGCTTAGAGCGGCATTTGGTTGCACCTGACGGAGTTGAACCGCCGACCTTCGGGTTATGAGCCCGCCGAGCTACCGCTGCTCCAAGGTGCAAAAACGACGAAACCCGCAGGACGAACCTTGCGGGTTTGGAATTTCAGAGCGCACCACTCCATCGATGTTTTGCCGATCCGGACTCACCGCCCGGGGGCCAATCGCCGATGATGGCTAGGCGGTTTCAATGCGCCTGCGCTGTAGGACCGCAGTCTAACACGCAGATTCGCCAGCTGCAAATGCTTTCAGCTTTCGCATGCCCTGCAAGCCCTTCCGCGTTCCGACCCGGGCCCGATCAACGTGCGCCGCGATGTGCTCACTGATCGCCTGCCCCTCCTGTCCGTGGGGAATGGGGCGCTCGCCAGATCCCTTGCAGCGCTTGCATGGGCGCCCTTCCCTCTCGCCAGTACCGTGACACGTTTGGCAGCGCCGGTCCGCCCACCACCCCAACACGTCCAGCAGCTTTTGCGCAGCGTTCTGATAGCCCCGCCCTACCACCCAAGGCAACAGGCCCGCATGCGCGTCCATGAGCGGCTGCAGGCTCTTCAGCCTGCCGAGAACACGGCGGCGCTCGCCTTCCAGCCACTCGCCGTACTTCGCCTGAGCCCCCACCAAATCCAGCATCTCCACCACCTGCGCCCCCCGCTTGGTCTGCTTGGTGGCCTTGATGCGCGGCAGCTCGGCAGCCAAACGCTCAATGTCCGCTGGCGTCACTGGCCGCGGCTTCGCGCAGGCATCCCACTCGGCCATCAATTGGAAGACGTGCCGCCCCAGACGTGCCGGGGTGCAGCCGGCCGCAATCAGGTAGTCAGCATCGCCTCGCTTGTCGATCTGCACCGACAGGTCGGAACTGTTTGCAGCGCTGGCCAAGCGCTCGCTGATGGTGGGCCGTGTCGATTCAGTGGTGGTCATGGTGCTTTGGGTATGGGTAGGAGAAAGGCTTCAGCGAAGGCTTTGCGCAAGGGTTTGGTTCTGGAATTCCTCGGCAGTGGCGGCGGATTTCCGCCCAGGTGGTGGTGGCCGACTCCAGGAATTCCGCAAGCTTTCCGGCGGAATTCGCCCGGAAAAGCGAGGACACGCCCGGTTTGTCCCCGCCCTGTCCCTGCCCTGTCCGGCCGATGTCCTCAGGGACACGGACAAATTGGCAGCGCAACAGTCCCAGTTTCGGGACCGGTGCCGCTTTTGGGATGGGTTCCGTTTTCGGGACCGTTGCAAAACCCAGTGGGTTCTCCCCGGGTTCTCGCTGGGTTGCCCGGCGGGTTCCGCGCGGGTTTGTAGACAGCACCAGCATCAGCCCTGCCCCTGCCCGTTGAAGAGGTCCCGAGGCTCCCCCGCTTTTGGGGGTGTTTCAGGAAAAACGGGGGACTTCGAGCGGGTCACTGCTGCGTCTTGCTTGTCCGCTGCAGTTCGGTGGACCCGCTTCCCGTCGTCGTCACGGGAATACACGCCGAACTCGTCTTCGAAGTCCGCCTTTGCAAGGTCCAGGATGTCGGCGAGGGCTGCAGCTTTCGCGACCTCAAGAGCCAAATCTTCATGCCCACGTTCTTGCTGCACGACCAGATTCTGAAAAAGCTGCTCGGTGCGGTCCGAGCAGGCCAGCAGGGTCAAGCGCAGCCGCCGCTGATCACGCTCCAACTCTCGGATACGGCTTTGCAGGGCCTCGCGGGCCGCGGCCTGGTCCTGAGTCATCCCAGGCAACAAACCGGCCTTCTGCGCGATGTACAGCACCTGCGAGGGGTGGATCGCAACGGTCACAGGGTCCTGGCAGCCCTGCTGCTGCTCAAGCTCGATCAAGCCGCTATCCGCAAGCTCAATCTTCACGTCGGGCAAGAAGTCACCAGTCCAAGGCTCTGGCTGGCGGTCATGTGGTCGGTTCTGGCTGGCGGTCATGTGGTGTCCTTTTTTGGGTGCTGGGATGGCAATAAGTACTTAGTCCTTCAAAAAATGAAGTCTGGTGCGGCATTGCTTGTTTTTTGAGCAATAGGCCTCAAGCCGTTGCTGCACAAGGCTTTGCGTCAATTGGCGGGCCATGAGCCAGCTTCATTTTTTGAAGTGGTGCGACAGCCCACACTTCATTTTTTGAAGTGGTTTTCGGCTCTACCACTTCATTTTTTGAAGTGGTTCCCTTCATTTTTTGAAGTAGGACTTTTTTTTCTGCGGCACGGGCTGCAGCCTCCTCTTCGCCCCGCTGAATCGCTTGGCGCCCCATCGCAAGCGTCTTGATCAACTTCCACTCGTTGGTGGGCTTACAGGCCTCGATGTTTTTCGAGGGGTTCTCAAAAACCTCGTAGTCGGTGAAGCGGTATAGGTTCACTTGGCGGCGGCCATCTTTTGTGCTGCCGCCTCTGCGAGATATCGCCAGGAGACCAACGGAGCACAGCTCTCGCAGTGCCTTTGCCAGCGTGGCTTCGCTCTTGATGCCGTATCTGCGTGCAACAGTGATCGGAAGAGACAGGTCGCCGTTATTCGTGCTGCCCTTCTGCAATAGCAGGGCCAAATAAGCGTCTCTGGCCCCACCGCTGAGGCATGCCCATGCGTGTGACTCAAAGGTGTCCTTGTAGAGCCGCATATGCTGCCCACGAGGATCTTTCTTCGGAGGGTCTCCGCGTCTGCTCATCCGACGCGCCTCCATGCACCAGCAGCAGAAATGTTCGAGCGCTGGCGTGACTTCAGTTGGGACATGGGATCACCCTTCCTCACACCACGAGGAAACCAGCGGCAGGCAGGTGGTGAGTCTGCTTTTCGGGAGCTACCCTAGCCGTGGCGCCAAAAATCAAGCCGTCATCACAGGCCCGGGGGCCTCCGCGCGCATGCGATCGATCACTGGCAGATCGATCATTGCGGCCCGCGGCTTGCCGGCAGCGTTGATCCGGCGTGAGGCCTGGCGCAGCGCCGACAAGACCGCCTCAGCCTCACAGATCTCGCGCTCGATGCGCTCCAGCTCGTTGTCGCTGATGCGGCTGTCGGCCATGGCCTCGATGAACGTGCCAGTCACATCGCTGGTCTCTCTCATGAGGTCGCTAATGCGTTCCATGGGGTTTGCCGCGTGCGGGGCTGCTTCTCCGTACTCGAAGCGACCACCGCACTCAGCGGCTACCGCCTGGGCGTAGTCATAGGCATGCGGGCTGCCCGCCTCCACGCAAATGCGGGCAATGGCGATGGCGTCATCTGCGCCCAGCTTGTGCGAGCTCGCCGGGGAGAGCTCCTTGCGCAGCACCTCAATCGTCTTGTTCAGACGCACGGCCACCACTGGCCGGCCTCCGGGCAGCGCATCGATGGCGCGGTTCAGGGCATCAAGAGCAATGGTCATGTCCGGATCTCCGAAATTTGGACGTGGACGGGGAAGAAGCGGGCCGCGAAGATTCGGGCCATGAACACGAACACCACACCCAACACCGCACTGGCGAAAGGCCAGGTCATCCACGCAAGCCAACGCTCGGCGATGAGTGAGAACGTGCTGCCCAATGGCGAGCGCGTGCGCACCATCGAATCAAGCAGGCTGGAAATGAAGTGGGTGGCGGGCGAGCTGCAGGTCTGCTGCCAGGTGTCGCGAGTCAACCTGCCAGGCTCCATGCAAGCGCCACGGTCGATGCCTCGACCAAGGCGGATGTGATCAGCCATGGGCCACTGCCTCAGCGACAGCGCGTTCAGGCAGCGGCGTATCGCTGTAGAAGTGATCGAACGAGAGCACCAAGTCACGCGACCTGGCAAAAGCAATGACCTTTGCGGCTCGCCAGTGAGGTACTGGCCGGGGCTTGTCTTCTCGTTCGTAAGCAGTGATGTTTCCTTGAACGCAGCCCATGACAGCGCCAAGTTCGGCCTGGGATAGTCCAAGGCGTTCGCGAATGGATTTGAGGTGTGCCATCCCGCGTTTTTAACACCGCCCGTGTTTTTCTGCAACATTGCAGGTGTTTTGAGTAACGAACACCTTCACTGATGATTCGGCCATGTCCCCAACTTCTTCAAGAAATTCACGCGTCAACGCCGAGCACTTGGCTGAGGCAATGAAACTCCGGTCCATTTGGGAGGCGACGCCACACAAGCCGCCCCAGGCTGTGTTTGGCGAGATGTATGGCATCGGCGGGCAAAGTGCCGTTGGCAACTTTTTAAGCGGGCGCTCGCCTCTGTCCTTGAAGGCGGGGCGGGGTTTCGCTCGCGGATTGGGCGTGGCCCTAGAAGAGTTCAGCCCCCGCCTCGCAGCGGAGGCGAGAGAAATCGCGGCGGCAATCAATCCTGGGGATCAGCTGCCCTCACCGATAGCTCCCGTTGACATGGACCTGCATGCAGACTTGGCCCCGGTGCGGGTCGTCCGCCTCACCCTTCGAGCGGGCATCAGCGGTTTTGCTGTGGATGTGGACGAAACGGAAGCGGCGCCGATCTTCTTTCGAACGGACTGGCTGCGACGCAGAGGCTTCAAGCCTTACAAGCTCATCGCCATAAAGATCCACGGCCACAGCATGGAGCCAACCCTATTTCATGACGACGTGGTGGTGATCAATACGGAAGATACCGAGCCCAAAGACGGCGAGGTTTTTGCCTTCAATTTCGAAGGTGAGCCAGTCGTGAAGCGCCTACAGCGCGACGCGGCAACTTGGTGGATGACATCCGACAATCCAGACCAGCGGCGCTATCCACGCAAGGAATGCTCCGATGCCCATTGCATCATCTTGGGCCGAGTGGTGCACCGACAGAGCGAACGAATCTGAACACCGCAGAAAATAATTTGCGCAACAAACACCGTAAGTGTTGACACAATAAAACACCGTGACTAATAATTCACTCCAGCGCCTCGCCGAGGCAGGAGTGAAGAATGTCCAGCACCACAGCCCAGCAGGGCTCCTACAAAAAATCAGGCGACAAACGCGGCGACCTTTTCCCACCACTTCAAGGTGCGGTATCCGTGTTCGCGATTTATCGCTCGCAACGCATCGTTGTATGCAGGCATGGCAAGGGCGCCAATGCCGATGGGGCCGCTCTGTTGGGCCTCGGTTACGGCGATGTGGAGCTGGTCATCGGGTGTGGCGTGCTGCACGCGCTTGATTGCCAGGAACCCGCACTTGGCTCGTTCGTGGCGCTCGGCCTTAACGGCGGGCTGAACAGTAAGCGAAATGGCAGCAGCAGCTGCCAAAGCCAGACCGCTCAACACCACCAAGTCAGGCCGCTGGCCGAATGCCGCGGTCGCTGCGGCGGAGCCGCCGACAAGCTGAACAAAGTTCGTCGCGAAATCAATTCGCCGATAGAACCGCTCGCAAGCCGCGTTGTACCAGTACCCGTACTGGATATCGAAGAGCAAATCATCTGTCATCTGGAGGCCCATTCTCAATTGACCCGAAGCGTGCTGGGCCGGGCTGTGGCTGCGGCTGTGGTTGACGCGCCGGAGGCACTTGGCTTCTACGCTCAGGTTCAGTGTGAATCGTTTTCATGGGATGCCCCTCTCGGCCGTAGTTGTGACGTTGCATTTACAACTATAGCGACGAGTGGGCAGCCCACCAATACCGAAATGGGGATGGCATGACCGTTATCCCCACACTCTCCAGCGAGGCCCTCATACGCGTGCGCCTTGACGCTCGCCACGGTATTCCGCCCATGGACGCCGACTACCTTCGCGGATTTTGTGTCGCGAACTGCGTCACCCCTGAGCAGGTCCGCACCGCGGAACGGGAAGGACGGGATCTTCGGGCCAGCGGCGTTCGATGCCTGTGCAGCTACTGCGAGGCAAAGAGCGACGAGTTGGGCGGCCGGGAGCGGCTGCGCCAGCACTACGCAGCGCGGCGCCATGCTGAGCTGGAAGCCCAAGGGACGGCCTACCCCGAGCGCGTCCGCCTCATTGAGGAAGAGATCAACGCGGGTGCCGCTTTCCAATGCGCACCCGTCACCGTCATCCGCACGAAAGGAACCGAGGAATGAAAACCATCACCTGCTTTGTTCGCCTGGCCAGCATGCGCCGTGCAGCTGGCGCCGGGCCTGTTGAGGCATTGGCCTGGGCCGGTGGCCTGCTGTGGCGCGCACGCCGCGCAAGTTTTCTGTGACATGGGGATATCGGTCGTTTTCGTGCCGATATCGGCCTCCCGCATCAATCAATTTCACCGCAGACTGCAAACATGAACCTCGAACTGACCGGCTCCGAGACCGCCAACCAGCTCATCAGGCAGCTGGTGTACCTGCGCGGCATTGCGCGCCGCATCGTTTCGGTCCGGGTTGAATCAAGGCACGAGCTGCAGGAATGCAACCATCTACTGGAACGCCTCGGCATGGGCACACCTGAGGGGGCTCGGGCGGCCACGATCATCGCCAATCTGGGTGAAGTCATATTGCAGGCGGAGACGATGGAAATCGAGATCGGCAACTACCTGTTCCACTTGTGCGCTGCGCTCGATCAGAAGGGCTGCCGGGAGCAGATCTTGGAGGCCATCAACTGCGGCCGACCTGATCGCAATTCAGAACGCGTGCACATGTATGGCCACAAGTCCCTGAGCCTCATCGTTGCGCTCAACCTGGAGAACAGCGCCACAAAGGACGACAGCATTACCACCCGGCCTCTGAAGTGGTGCGCAGACATGGCCGTGATGCGCGCGATGACCACCAGCCCAAAGCTGGACCGCATGCTTCATGAAGGCGCAAACGAGTTCTTCGGGGGAGTGTTTGGCGAGTACCGAGAGCGTCCTCTGATGGAGCGTCTAGCAGGGAGGGCTGTGTAATGCATAGAGATCTATTTCGGCATCTTCGCTGCAATGGACTTGAGTCCCTCAGACCACTCTGGAAGCTGGAGGTCACGGTCGATCTCTTCGATGCGAGCCTCCAAGTCCGCAATTTCACGCTTGAGCGATTGCATCTCTTTCCTGCGGAGGGCCAAGTCGAGTTGCAAAGACTCGATTTCATCCATTTGAGTCCCCACGTCAAGTTCAAAGACCATCTTCATTTTGAACGCAATGAGGGTCTCAAGCATCTGGAGTCTGCCAAGCATCACCTCGCGCCTCAAGGTAAGAGCCTCCCTCTCCCGGCGCATTTCATCGGATTCACCCTCCTGCAGAAGCCCTGCGTCTTGACTGAAGGAGTGGACGAGCCGAAACACAACCTCCGCGCTCAGCGAACGATTGTTTCGCTCCGCAGCGGCCTGAAGGGACTCCTTCAGCTCGGCGGGCATGCGCAGGTTTGTTTGAACGTCTTCAGAGGCCATGTTCGGATTATCCAAGCAAAGTGCTTGCACGCAACCAAGCACTTTGCTACATTCGAAACCAAGCAGTGTGCTACATGAAAGGAAAGAGCATGGCACCCAGCGACATCCAAACCAACGTTCGACTTCCAGCAGCGCTGAAACAGTGGCTGCAGGAGCAAGCCAAGAAGGCCCGCCGCAGCCTCACTGCGGAGGTGGCTCTTCACTTGGAAGCAGCACGCGCGGCAGCGCAGAAAGGGCCCCAGCAGTGAGCAATATCACCCCGTACCAATTCGAAGGCGCAAACATCCGTGCCATGGAAATCAACGGCGAACCGTGGTTCGTTGGCAAGGACGTGGCCGAAGCCCTCGGCTATGCCGACCCAACGACCGCGATGCGCTCGCATTGCCGTGGGGTGCAAAAGCTGCACCCCATCGTTGACACTCTTGGCCGCAAGCAGGAAACCCGGATCCTGTCAGAGCCCGACGTGTTACGCCTGATCGTCAACAGCACCTTGCCCGCCGCCGAGCGCTTTGAGCGCTGGGTATTCGAGGAGGTGCTGCCCAGCATCCGCAAGACCGGCAGCTACAAGGCGCCCAAGGCCGCCGACACCAGTGGTCTGCCCGAATTCCGCCGCGCCCGCGCCCTTGATCTGGCGGCCAAGACAGCCGAGCGCATCCTTGCCCAGCTCCCCAGCCTAGGCGAACGCGCGCGCCAAGTGGTCTTCGCCAAGATCATCAACCCCGTGGCGGGAGCTGAGGTGCTGACGCTACCGCGCGTCACGGAGAAGCACTACCAGGCAGGTGAGGTCGGCGAAATGCTGGGTATCACCGGCGCCATGGTGGGGCGAATCGCCAACCAGCACGACTTGAAGACGCCCGAGCATGGCGAGTACCGCATGGACAAGTCGCAGCATTCGGTAAAGCAGGTTGAGTCGTTCGTCTACAACCAGGCTGGCGTCGATGCCATCAAGCGCCACATGGAGGCCGACCGTGCCCGGCAGCCAGCAAAGAAACGTCCCACTGCGGCATCAGTGCCTGAGCCCCAGGGAGCGCTACTGTGAAAAAGTGGGATCTCCATTTGCCGGTGCATCCATGAGCGAGAGACAGTGACTCAAGCCACGAATTTGTAAACGTCACGATTTTGGTCGCTTTTCGCACCCACTTTTACACGCTCACCTCGGTAGAGTCCAGAGACAGGAGACAACAGTGAACCAAGCAAATGCACCACCAGAAAAGCAAATGGCCAGCAGCGCCAACTGCCAGCCATCGCCCGAAGAAATCACGGCGCCAACCGTGAAAACCTCTTAGCCCGAGCCCCTTCTCACAAGGAAACGAACCATGACGGAATGTACCGTAGGCGCGCCTGTGCGCGCAACCAAGCCATCACAGCGGGCCGGAAAGCCTCCGGCGACAACCCAGGCGACGCCTACGCAAGAGGCAGAGGCCCCAGGAGCAATCTCCTCGGACGAGGCGCTGGTCGCAAGTACGCTGGCTGAGCAGTTGCGGGTCATCTATGACATGCACAGCATGCAAATGAGCGTCAACGGCGCTGAGTTGCTCCACACTGCTGCGGATGACCTTGAGGCCCCGCAAGATTGCGAACGTGCCATCCACAAAGCTGCCGCAGCTGTGTACGGGGCCCTCGCAGTAGAGCGGGCAGATCGCCAAGGAAGTCCCGCGATTGCCCCTTTGGAAGTGGTGCATCAATCCCTGCGAACGGCCTCCAACGGATACAGCTTTGAAGAAGAAGGCTGCGAAGCTATGGCCGAAGGCATCCGTGCAGGACAGCGCAGCACGGCAGCCAAAGAGGAACTGGCCATCGCCGCCAACACAGCGGCGTTGTTGTCACAGGCTGCCGGCCTCATCAATGACGAGGTTGGTGCGGTCTACGCTTCGACGTTGTTGGAGTTCGGCAAGAAGGTGCTCCAGCAGGTAGTTGATGGCAGTCTACGAATGGGCACAGTGCAGGAGGCGTTTTTCTACGCTGCTGGAGCGTGTGCCGGGGCTCTTGCCATCGAGCAGCGCGATCACCCATCGGCCAGGCATCGCCATCAGCTTATTGATGCGGCACACCAGGTTCTCAACAATGCAGGCTTGAGCTACGACTGCGAACTGAACGCCAACGATGTCGCGGCAGCCGCAATCGACGCTGGAGCTCGGCAGTTTCGCGACCGCCCAACTCCTCCCATCCGGCGGGTGAAAGACGATTCTGAAGAAGTGGGTCCGGCCGCCCTCACGCGAAAACAGTTGCTTAGCGTGCTGGAAGTGGCCGCGAGCAACCTTGCGACCATCGACAACATCCTGATGCAGGCTCAGACAGAGAAGGATTCTTGGGCACTGGCCGGGCTAGTAGACGCAGCACAGGCGCTCTCGCGTCATTGCGGAGGCATGGTGGACACGGCCGCAGGCGAGGCCATACTGGGCGGGCATGACCGCTGGAACTTCGGTCCAAACTTCGTGGATCTCGGGAAGGCTGGTGAAGCATGAATGCCGTCCTCGAACCAGCCAGCAAAGCGTCCGCCGTGCCCGTTGCCGCACCAGAGATCGGTACTGGGCATGGATGGGAGGGATTAGCCAATGCACTGGCTGTGGATCTTTCCGAGGCGACAGCCAGGGCCAAGGCTTTGGCCGACCTCGCGGTAAACGATCTGGCGAGCGTTGGAACCCTTCTGGACGAAGCCAGCAGCCTACTGGGCAAGATCGCAGAAAACATCGGTGTGCGCCCCCTCACCAGCGAAATAACTGATGAGGCGTACACAGCGATGTTCCGGCCTATGGCATTTGTGCAAGGGGCGGCCGCCATCGCCGAATCAGCCAAGGATGCAAACCTGATTCTGCTTCCTTCACTGCGTAACTTTCACACGTCTCTCGATGAGATTCAAGACAGCCTTGGCGATCAGGTACTGGGCGCCATGCTTCCCAGTGCTTTGAGCACCGAGCTGGACAAGGACCCACCGAAGGACGCGATTCAGGTTGCGTTTGGTCAGGTCGAGTACCTGCTGAACCACGCCCAGGCAACGGAAGAAGATCACGACTGGAGCGCTGACTCTGATCGACTCATCCGGCTTGCCCACGGGCTTGCAGATGAAGCCTATATTCGCCCCCCAACGGGTGTAGACATTGATCGAGTCGCCTTCGACATCGCTGCGCTTATCCGCGCTGCTCGCCTCGTTCCTGGTGACTCTGAATCGAACGAGCGGAGGGCTCTGCTGGTGCAGGTTGAACAGCACCTGCGGTCTATCACGGGGTGCATTGAAGACTGCTGCGACCCTGGCGCACCACGCCCACCGGCCCCGAGCGCGGCTGCGGAGGAAGCAAGCCGTTTGGCGGATTTCCGGGAGTGCGCGCGCGCCGCTTGCTACGAGATTCAATCGCTGGCCCAGGCTATGCAGACCATCTCCGAACAGACCAGCGCTGCAGAAACCCACCCTGTCGTGCACGGCGTCATGGCTCGCATCGTCGTCCTTTCTGAGATCGTCTATCACGCAGCACAGCTGCACGGCGACGCGCCGATGGCCACGTTGGCCCAGCTGCAGAACGGCTTTAAGGGGAGGCTTTGAACATGCGAGACCGCATCGAAATCCATCCCGGCGTCTTCCGTCGCCAAGACCACTACCAAGCCGTCTACACCGGCACGGCTGAACGCTTGGTGTCGGCAGGCCTTGTGCTGCCTGAGCAGCTGCCAGGACAACCAGGAAATGGGCGCGGCATGTGCACATACAACCCGGACGGCTCGAAGGTCGGCAAGGGGAGCCCCCTCGGCCGAGGCCCCGGGCGGAAATACATTGTTGCCAAGAAATGTGCTGATGGTTCCGTGTTCGAGGTTCGGCTGAACCTGAGCCCGGAGCGCCGCGACTCCTTCGAAGCGCAGCAGGTTCGCTCGTCCGCCTGCTGGCCATTCCCTGTGGTGGGCGGAATGCAGTTCCTTTGCGCCCCGGCGCCGGAGGCTCGCACATGACCTACCGCCCCAACCCCGACAGCTTGGCGGGCATGGTGCTGGGCTTCCTCGCGCGCAACCCAGATGAGGAGCTGACTCTCGATGACATCGTGGCCAAGTTCGTCCATCCTGGTGACAGCCGCAACGTGCACAACCAGCTGATGGCCGCACTCGACCACGACATGCTGACCTACGACCCGGAGGGCGACCTGTACCGCAAGGGGCCGGTGAGCCTGCCATCCGCACGCAGACTTGACGACGGCGACGACGGCACGGGCGAAAAGCCAGGGGCCGCGGTGAATGTCGCACACAGAGCCCCCAAAGTAGCCACGCGGACACCAGCACCTGAAGTGCCGAAGAACCAAACACAACAAGCGCCTGATGCTATCAATACCGCAGCAGATACGCATTTCGAACACCAGGGTCTGGCACCCGCATTTGATGCACTCATTACCAAGCGCAGACCATGGCGACGCGGAGAACGCAATGGAATGGACGGACCCAGAAATCGAGCTGGTACGCCAGCTACTGCCGACAGTCTCGGTGAAGGTACTGAAGCAGCAACTGCCCGGAAGGTCGGAGAAAGCGATCAGGAAGTTGGTCGCCCGACTCGGACTGAAGCGCCAAGTGCCAATGAACTGGCGGCCCATCGGGGCCGAGCGGATCAATCGGGGCCACCTGATTCGCAAGGTTACAGACACTGGCCAGCCCAAGAAAGACTGGAAGCGGGTCGAGGTGATCGAGTGGGAAGCGGTGAACGGACCGATGCCGCCGGGCACGCACCTGATGGTGAAGAACCCCGCCCTGCCTCGCACCTTGGACAACCTGGCGCCATTCAGCTCGCGGGAGCACTGGGCGCGGGTAACGGTTCAGAGCCTTCCGCCGGAGCTGCGCCAGATCTTGCAGCTGAAGGGCCAGATAACCCAGGCTATCAACAGGCGAAACAAGGAGGAAGCGCGGTAGACACTGTGCGCGACCTGCTGGTGCAGACGCTGGTTGACCTGCGCGACAAGTCGAACCCCATGGATCTGACCAGAGCCAAGACGATTGCCGAGGTGTCCACGGCCTTCGTGAACTTGGCAAAGGTACAGGTGGACTACGTGAGAGTCACCCAGCAACAGCGGGGGACGATTTTTGAAGCGCTCCCCGCGCCTGGAGGTGGAACATGAGCCCCCGAGGATTCGCCGCACTGGGCCTGCATCGGCCAAAAAACCGCTTGAACGTGGGAGAGATCATGCGCGCCGCCGGCTGCTACGGCGTCAGCATGGTGGCGCTGGAGAGTGAGCGCTTCGAGCGGTCCCGGACTGACACGCAGGACGCCTGGAAGCATATGCCGACCATGATCGTGCCCGACCTGCTGGCTGCCACGCCATTCGGAGCCGAGCCGGTGGCGGTGGAGTTCATCGACACGGCCACGCCGCTGCCCCAGTTCACCCACCCAGAGCGCGCTTACTACCTGCTCGGTCCGGAAGATGGCAGCCTGCCTGCCGACGTGGTGCGCCAGTGTCGGCATGTGGTCTACGTGCCCACTCGCTACTGCATGAACCTGGGTGCGGCGGCGAACGTGCTCCTCTACGACCGCATGGTGAAGCAGCAGGCCATTGCGAGGAGGTTTGCAGCATGAAAAGAGCAGCGACAGGGCCACTGCAGCTCACCAAAGACGACACCGTTGCTCTCTGGTACGCGGTGCAGGCCCAAGGCGACATGTACCGCGCCACCCGGGATCTGCATAGAGATGAAGGCAAGTTCACATCCGAGCAGATTGAGGCTGACCGCCAGCGCCTGGCGCAGTCCAAGCGCGCGCTCCGAAAGGTGAACGCCATCCGGAAGCTGCAGGTCGAACGAGAACCTGCAGGAGGTGCAGGACCATGACAGAAGCTGTGATGGTGGCCCCCACCAGATTCGTCACGATTCGCCTGTATGCGGCGATCTCCGGACACACGGAAAAAGCCATCCGCCGAAAGATGGAGCGCGGGGTATGGCTTGAGGGAAAGCATTGGCGCCGTGCAGATGGCGTCATCTACATTGACACGAAAGAGACTGAGCGATGGGTCGAGACGGCAGCGGGGTAGAACCCCGGGAAAAGTCAATCAGGGTGAATTTCACTCTCGATGGGAAGTGGCAGCGCGTGCGCCTAGCGCTCCCCCCAACCACTGTGAATCTGCGCTACGCGGAGAAGCTTGTGGAGAGGGTGCGCAAAGCGGTGGCGCGCGGCACTTTCGACTGGGCTGAGTTCTTCCCGGACGCCCCCCAGGCGAAGAAAGCGAAGCCCGCGCACACCTTCAAACAGTGGTGCGGCCTGTGGCTGGACACCAAGGGGCGCTTGGCCAAGAACACCTTGAGCCAGTACACCAACGCCCTGGAGGTGTGGCAGGGCCTGCTGGGCGCCGACTCGGCCATGGAGAGCCTGACACACGCTGTAGTGGCGGCCAAGGTTGGGAAAACCCCGTGGAAGTCCGCCAAGCTGCTGAACAACTACCTGATTCCGCTGCGGGGTGTATTCGCGCTGGCCGGCCGCGAGTTGGACCTGGGCGACCCTATGGAGGGCATTGAGAACAGCAAGCACCAGGCGCAGCCGCCAGATCCGCTCAGCCAGCAGGAAATGGAGCAGGTGCTTTCTCACATGCGCCAGAACTTCGACATTCGTGTGTGGGCCTATTTCGAGATGGCTTTCACGACAGGAATGCGCCCGGAGGAGTTGATTGAATTGCGCTGGGGTGATGTGGACTGGAGCACTGGAACCATCCGCGTGCAGCGCGCGCGCACCGCAGGTGAGGTGAAGCCCCTGAAGACGTACAACGTGCGTGACGTTGACCTGATGGCGCGGGCCGTGGCCGCTCTGGAGGCGATGAAGCCATGGACCATGGTCGGCAGCACCGACAGGATCGACCAGGAACTGGGCCGCAGAATCTTCGAGAGTCCGGTGACCGGCAAGGCCTGGCACGACGAGCGCAGCCAGCGGGACACCTTTTGGCGCCCTGCCCTGCGCGCCTGCGGGATTCGGTGGCGCCGGGCCTACCAAACCCGCCACACGTACGCCACGAACGCCCTGGCGGCGGGCGCAAACCCGGCCTACATCGCTCGGCAGATGGGGCACAAGAACGCCAAGATGCTCTTCAGCGTCTACGCGAAGTGGATCGATGGAGCGGACCGTGGAAGGGAGAAAGCAAAGATCGAGGCGATGCTGGCCCAGAAAGACAAAACCCGGCATGTAGCCGGGTAATCTCCCATAAATCTCCCGTAGGTTCCTGACGCTGGTCTCGTCAAGAGGGAGAAAGATGGTAGGCGCGATTGGACTCGAACCA